ACAACCAAGGACTTGGACGTGTATATCCTGGTGTTAACCGTTACTACCAGAGAGTACGTGTTCAGAACCTCATGTGATATAATAGATATCCGTGTGAAGGAAGTGCAGGGGACCGAAAGGTCCCCTTTTTTTATGCCAATAAATAAGGTTGTAAAGTCTAAGTCATCATGGCTGCACCAAGAAGAGACCCGTTTGACAAACAGATTCAAAACAGAAACTATCTTTCTGATGTTGGGTTTAAATTTAGTTTGGCAAAGGCACCTAAAGTTGATTTCTTTTCAAACACAGCAACCCTTCCCGGATTAAGTTTGGGTGTTGTCAATCAACCAAGTTACCTAAAAGAGATTCCATTACCAGGAGACAGACTGGTATATGACGACTTTGAACTTACATTCATTGTCGATGAAGAACTAGAGAACTGGATGGCAATCCACAATTGGATGCGTGGATTGGGTTTTCCAAATAGTATTGGTGACTTTATTAGTGAAGTAACTAATGAAGATGGTTTGGTTGAAAGAGAAAGACAGTATAGTGACGGCACACTAATTGTCCTCAACAATCAATTTAACAGTGTTGCTAGAGTAAAATTTACTGATCTGTTCCCAGTAAGTCTATCTGCACTCAGATTCGATGCAACAAACCAGGACTATCAGACTATTACTGCGACAGCAACTTTCAAATATTTGATTTATAATGTAGAGTTAGTGACACGTACCACATGAATCTAGACCTTATTAATGAGATGTGGTCGCAAGACTCCATCATTGATCCAGACAATTTGCATGAAGAGTCAATCAAGACTCCCAGATTACACGCCAAATATCACGAACTATATAATACAGTGCTTCTCTTGAAAAAGAAAGAAGAGCACAACCACAAAACCAAATATCTTGAACGCAGAAATTATTACAATGGTAAGGCAGATCCAGAAGTCTATGAAGACGATCCCTTCCCATACAAAGTAAGAGAGAAAGACTCTCTCAATTATCACTTGGATGCTGATCCAGCACTCCAAAAAATTCGATTAAAAATTGATTACCATGATGCCATGCTCACGTATCTTGAGAGCATATTGAAGCAGATAAGCAATCGAACTTATCAAATCAAGAACGCAATTGAGTGGCAGAATTTCCAAAGAGGATTCTGATGATTTCTATATCAAAGAAGAACGAGGTATACCTCAGAATTGAGGCAGAACCCCATGTGTACATGGAACTGTCTGATACGTTCACCTTTGATGTACCTGGTGCAAAATTCATGCCACAGTATCGTAACAAATACTGGGATGGCAAGATCAGATTGTTCAATCAATCTAACGGTGAGATCTATGCTGGTTTGCTTCACAAGGTAGTCAAATTCTGTGAAGAGATGAAGTATGAATTCTCTTTCAAGAATAACAAATACTATGGACTACCCTTTGAGAGAAATGAGATGATCTCTCAGGAGGGTGTAAAGGATTATATGAAGTCTATTTCTCGGTATGATCCGAGACCGTATCAAATAGAGGGAGTATATGATGCTCTAAGACACAATAGAAGGTTAATGATATCTCCCACTGCTTCTGGTAAATCTCTGATGATTTACTCAATCGTGAGATATTATACAGATCACAACAAAAACATCCTGCTAGTAGTTCCAACGACTTCTCTCGTAGAGCAGATGTATAAAGACTTTCAGGATTATGGTTGGGATGTTGAGTCATATTGCCACAAGGTATATGCTGGTAAGGAGAAAGATACTGGTGCTCCAGTAGTAATTACAACCTGGCAATCTATCTATAAGTTACCGAAAAGTTACTTTGAGAGATTTGAAGTTGTTATTGGTGACGAAGCTCATCTGTTCAAGTCTAAGTCCCTTATAAGCATCATGACCAAGTTGTGTGATGCAAAGTATCGATATGGGTTTACAGGCACCTTAGACGGCACACAGACGCATAAATGGGTGTTAGAGGGACTGTTTGGACCTGCACATAAAATTATCGGTACAGACGAACTTATTCAGAAAGGTTATCTTGCTAATTTTAACGCCAAAATTTTGTTATTGAAACACCCTCCTCAAAAGTTTGACACATATGAAGATGAGGTTCAGTATCTAATAAATCATGAGAAGAGAAACAAATTTATTAGAAACCTTGCCTGTGATCAGAAAGGCAACACTCTTGTACTATTTTCTAGAGTAGAAGATCATGGACAAGTATTATACGATTTAATAAATAGCAATGTAAAAGAAGATAGGAAAGTATTCTTCATCCACGGTGGTGTTGATGTAGAAGAAAGAGAGAGTGCAAGATCAATTACAGAAGCAGAAACCAACGCTATTATCATTGCTTCTTACGGAACTTTCTCAACTGGAATTAACATTAAGAATCTACATAACGTCATCTTTGCCTCACCATCAAAGTCTAGAGTAAGAAACCTCCAGAGTATTGGTAGGGTTCTTAGAAAGGGTAGTAACAAATTTGCTGCCACACTATTCGATATTGCAGACGATTGCAGTTATAAGACAAGAAGAAATTACACACTCAATCATTTAGTAGAGAGGATCAAAATCTATAATGAAGAAGATTTTAACTATGAAATAGTAAACATTAATTTTAAAGAAAATGCAAGATGACTTTTACTGCGTTCTAAAACTAGTTACTGGAGAAGAAATATTCTCCACTGCCATGTTTGATAAAGATAAAGAAGGCAAACATGTGGTAATTCTAGAAAATCCTGTGATTATGAAAGTAATCAAGAGGGGTTTTCATTCTGGGGTAAAGATAGAACCTTGGATGAAAATATCTGATGAGGAAATCTTTACCATCCCAATGGATAAAGTCATTACTATTTCAGAGATTACAAACAAAGATATCATCAAATTCTATAAGAAGTACCTAGATGAAGATCTTCTAGAAGAGGATGAAGATGATGACGATGGTAGCAAACAGGTAACACCCGATCAGAAGATGGGTTACTTAGGAACTGTACCTGAAGCTAGAATTAAATTAGAAGAAATATATAAGCTAGAGATCTCCGATCAACCTTAACAAAGGTATTCTATAGACATTTACACTACTTGTCAAGTGTTGATTTTATGTTATAATATGAATACATTTAGGGATAGACAAATGCCATGCCTTTCAAACAGAGATCAGAACATTATGTAAACAACAAAGAATTGCTTGAGGCAATGGTCGTATATCGATCAAAGGTTGAAAAGTCTTATAAGAAACATTTCAATGTAGATCTTAGTGATTTTGAAGAACAAGTTGCCAGAAAAGAAAGAGCAAAGAAGTGGCCGGGTAAACCACGTATTCCAAATTACCTAGGTGACTGTTTTCTGAAGATTGCAACTCACTTGTCATACAAACCAAACTTTGTCAATTACATGTTCAGAGAAGATATGATCTCTGATGGTATTGAGAATTGTGTTCAGTATATTCACAACTTTGATCCAGAGAAGTCAAAGAATCCCTTTGCATACTTCACTCAGATTATCCACTATGCATTCCTGCGTAGGATTCAGAAAGAGAAGAAGCAATTAGAAATTAAAACTAAAATTATTGAGAAGACAGGATACGATCATGTCATGGTTGTAGAAGATGGTGCAAACGGTACGTCTTCTGATTATAATAGTATTAAAGAAAAAATTCATCACAAACTCAATCGTCAATGAAGTGTGCCATAATTACCGATCAACACTTTGGTGCTAGAAAGGGTAGTAAGTTTTTTCACGAATACTTTCTGAAGTTCTACAATGAAGTATTTTTCCCAACTCTTGAGAGAGAATCTATCAAGTGTGTTCTCGATCTCGGGGATACTTTTGATCACCGCAGGCAGATTGATCTCTGGGCTTTGGACTGGGCTAAGACGAATTATTATGACCGTCTTAGGGATCTTGGAGTGGACGTTTACACTGTTGTGGGAAATCACACTGCCTACTACAAAAACACTAATGAGGTTAACACTGTCAGTCTTCTACTACGAGAGTATGATAACGTCGTCAGCATTTCTTCTGCTGCCGAACATGTAATTGATGGACGCAAGATTTTATTCTTGCCATGGATCAACGATGAAAATCGTAAAGAGACGTACAATGCCATTGATTCAAGTGATGCAGAGATTGCCATGGGTCACCTTGAATTGAACGGGTTTAGAGCACACAGGGGACACGTTCAGGAAGAGGCAAGAGATGATATCAGATTGATTCAGAAGTTCAAGAAAGTCTTCTCTGGTCACTATCACACTAGATCTGATGATGGTAAGGTATTCTATCTTGGCAATCCATATGAGATGTTTTGGAATGATGTCAATGACACCAGAGGGTTTCATATCTTTGATACTGAAACTCTAGAGCACACACCAGTTAATAATCCAAATAGGATGTTCTATAACATTTACTATGAGGATCAACCACATCAACTTTTGGATGTTACTGAATATCAGGACAAGATCTGTAAGGTGGTTGTTCGACAGAAATCAGATCCAAAGGAGTTTGAAAAGTTTATTGACAAGATTACCAATGTTGCTACAGAAGTAAAAATTATTGAGAATTTTGTACTGGAAGAGAATGAAGACTTTGAAGTAGAAGAGTCTGAGAACACCATGTCTATTCTCAATCGATATATTGATGAATCCGAAACTGAACTAGATAAGAATATTATCAAAGGTTTGTTTGAGTCAATCTATCGAGAGGCATGTGAAGTAGAATAATGTTTTTGCTAGCATCAAAATCAGCAACTGGAGCCTACGCAGTAGTAGATGGAAGGGGTGATAATGTCCTTTTCCTGTTTGAGGAAGAGGATGATGCTGAGAGATATTTGGGACTACTTTGGGAGAATGATGAGAACCATAAGAAATTGAATGTAGTAGAAGTAGATGATGAGCTTGCCATGAAGGCATGTGACGCTTATAATTACAAATACTGTGTGATTAAGTCTGAAGACATTGTGATTCCACCAAAGCAAGAAGATGATTCTGTTTGAAAAAATTACTTGGAAGAATTTTTTGAGCACAGGTGATGTGCCAACTACAATTTCTTTCGTTGAGAATGAGACCAATCTAATTGTTGGTAGCAACGGTGCTGGTAAGTCCACTATTCTGGATGCACTGTGCTTTGTTTTGTTCAACAAACCATATCGTAAGATCAACAAACCACAGTTGATCAACTCTGTCAATGAGAAGAACTGTGTGGTTGAAATTGATTTTAAGGTTGGCAGCAGACAATACACTGTACGACGTGGTATCAAACCAAACGTATTCGATATTATTGTCAACGGTGAGATGCTTCACAAGGAAGCAGACGATCGTGCTAATCAGAAGATTTTAGAAGAGCATATTCTCAAACTGAACTATAAGTCGTTTACTCAGATTGTAATTCTTGGATCTGCTGGGTTCACTCCTTTCATGCAACTGACATCAACTCATCGACGTGAGGTGATTGAGGACTTGCTTGATATTCGTGTGTTCTCTGCAATGAATAATCTGATCAAGGAAGACATTCGTCAGAATAAAGAAGTCATTAGATCTCTTGATGTCAAAAAGAATGCTGCCAAAGATAAAGTGCAGATGCAGGAAGACTTCATTGAGAATCTAGAAGAACGTGGGATGGAAGTTATCAATCAGAAGTATGCAAAGATCAAGACGATTGATCTTGAGATTGATGAACTGTCTTTGAAGAATAGAGATCTTAATAAGAAGATTGATGGTAAGACTGAAGAGGTTGAATCTTTCAATGGTGCCACTAAAAAACTTCGTAAGTTAGGTACATTGCGTGGTGCAATCTCTAATAAAGTATCAACACTTACAGAACACAAAGAGTTCTTTGAAACTAATACGGTTTGTCCCACCTGTCAGCAGGATATTGAAGAAGACTTTCGCCTAGATAGAATTAGTGAAGCTCAATCTAAGTTACAGGAACTCCAAGAAGGTTTTAAACAACTGGAGGAGTCGATAAAGGAGGAAGAAAATCGAGAGCTTCTCTTCACCAAACTTACTAAGGAGATTACATCCCTATCACATGACATTTCTCAGAACAATACTAGAATATCTGGGCTGCAACGACAGTCAAGAGATCTACAATCGGAAGTTCAAGTTGTTACCGATCAGTTACAAAACCGATCTGCTGAACATGAGAAACTAGAACATTTAAGGGAAGGGCTACAATCACTATTTGATCAGCTTGCGAAGAAAAAGCAAGAGATCAATTATCAAAATTTCGCACATAATCTCCTGAAGGATGGTGGAGTAAAAACAAAAATTATCAAGAAGTATCTCCCCCTGATCAATCAGCAGGTAAATCGTTATCTACAGTTGATGGACTTCTACATCAACTTTAAACTAGATGAAGAATTTGTTGAGACTATCCAATCTCCGATTCATGACAAGTTCTCATACTCTTCATTTAGTGAAGGTGAAAAAATGCGAATCGATTTAGCCCTTCTTTTTACATGGAGAGAAGTTGCACGATTCAAAAATTCAGCAAACACCAATCTCCTGATCATGGATGAGGTGTTTGATAGTTCACTGGATGGATTCGGTACAGACGAATTCTTGAAGATCATCCGGTATGTCATCAAAGGTGCTAACATCTTTGTCATCAGTCACAAGACAGAACTGTTGGATAAGTTCGAAAATGTGCTAAAATTTGACAAGGTAAAAGGTTTTAGTAAACTCTTGTCATGACAGGACTTCCTCTGTTCTACACACAAACATCTAATAAACCATATGATAGGCACAACTACAAGGTGGTTGCTATCGGTGGTGACACAATCAAAGTAGAAGCATACGATCAAGCACAAGGAATCTGGTTTCAGAAGAATCCATTCCTTTCACATATTGAAATCCTAGACAAACCAAAATCAGGAACCGGTTTTTGATCTGTCCACTCATACCCCTGGCACTTGCTGGGGGTATTATAATAGGCACATACGAAAGCACGTCATGTCATTCGAAGAAATCAAGGGACAACTTGCGAAGCTGCTTGCTACTGAAGATCTGATCATTGAACATAAGAGAGTTGAGACTGCATCGTTTGATGTCAATCGTCGTCTCTTGACTCTTCCTATCTGGAAAGATGCTTCAGAGTCTGTGTATGACATGCTGGTGGCACATGAGGTTGCTCATGCATTGTTCACACCTAACACTGACTTTGATGTTGAAGTCAGCAAGTCCTTTGTGAACATCACAGAAGACGTGAGGGTGGAGAAGTTGATGAAACGTAAATATCCTGGTATTCCCCGATCATTTTTTCGTGGGTACAAAGAACTAAATGAGATGGACTTCTTTGCCACTGATGGTAAGAATGTCAATACAATGAATCTTGCTGACAAGATCAATCTATATTTCAAGGTTGGAAATTTCCTCAACATCCGATTCACTCCACCTGAAATGGTGATTGTCAATCTCGTTGGCAATGCTGAAACTTTTGAAGAAGCAGTTGCTGCTGCTAAGGTTCTGTATGATTATGTAAACAACAACGATCTGCATATACCTAGTCAGATTGATCAGGCATATCCCAAAGAAGGTGCTGATGGTGCTGAAGGTTTGATTGATGAGAATGCTCAACCTGAAGACGGTGATGTTGAAGAGTTCGAGCATGATGATGAGAATGATAGTGGATTTGCAGATGCTGATCTAGAAACACCTAGCTATGAGATGGATGAGGAGATTCCTTCAACTCAGGAATCTTTTGATAAGAAACTTGCTGAGTTGGCAAACAATGATATGTGGGGTAGGGAGAACCTGTATCTGACTCGTCCAGAGGTTGATCTAGATCACATCATTATTGACAACGAACGAGTTCATTTTCTGGCAGATGAGCATTGGCAACGGTATGATGGTTTTGAATTTTTTAGTGCAGTTGATAAAAAGTATCATGAGTTCAAAGAATCTGCACGGAAAGAAGTCAACTACCTGGTGAAGGAGTTTGAATGTAAGAAGTCTGCAGATGAGTATTTGCGATCCACAACCAGTCGCACAGGTGTTCTTGATTGCATCAAACTTCACAGTTACAAATACAATGAAGATCTATTCAAACGTGTGAGTGTTGTTCCTAGTGGTAAGAACCATGGACTTCTATTCATTCTTGACTGGAGTGGATCTATGGTTGATTGTCTGTTTGATACTATCAAGCAACTGTACAACCTTGTTTGGTTCTGCCGTAAGGTTGGTATTCCTTATGATGTATATGCTTTTACGTCTGAGAACAAGTGGGATGAGCCGCATCCCAAACCATATAAGCAACAGGATAATGTATTCCACATTAGTGAGTATTTTGGATTGTTTCACATGCTTACCAGCAGTGTTAATAGTAAAGAGTCTGAAAGGCAACTTTTGAATCTGTGGAGGGTTGTGTGTTCTTTCGGTAGGGCTGATAATCTATATGCAATGTATAGTGCTCCCCCTCTGTTTGGACTCAGTGGCACACCATTGAATGAAACTCTTGTCACTCTGCACCAAATCCTTCCTACTTTCACTAAGAAGTACAATCTGCAGAATGTGAATGTAGTTATCCTCACAGATGGTGAAGCAGCACCTTTGTATAACACGGTTTGGGTATCTTACAAAAATGTACGTGACGATGGACGGTGGGGATGTCGTTCATGGGTTCCCGATAAGACTTTCCTTAGGGATCGTAAGATCGGATACATCAAGCATATGGGAGAGACTGAGTGGGAGTTTACTGCTGCTCTGTTGCACAATCTCAAAGCAAACTTTCCTAATGTTAACTTCATGGGTATCCGTGTTGGTTCCAGGGGTGATTGCTCACGTATGATTCGTGGATACAGTCGGTACAACTATGCTAAGTTTCAACCATATATTGATACCCTGACAAAAGAAAAGAGTGTTGCCATTGACAATACTGGATACGATAAGTATTTCTTATTGCTTTCTAATAGTTTGCAGGCAGACACTGACTTTGATGTAAAGGAAGATGCCACCAAATCTCAGATCAAGAGTGCATTTCGCAAGTCTCTAGCATCTAAAAAAGTAAACAAAAAGGTTCTAAATGAGTTCATAAAACTCATTGCCTAATTGTTTGTGGGGCTACATAGTAGACATACAAAGACATCATTCTTATGTCTGAAGAGGACCAACCAATAGACGTATATAAGGTTGAGTTTGCGATAGAAGATGTTTACTTGCTTTATCTGAGTGTCAATAAGCACATAGAAATGTGGGCTGGTGGCAATCCTTTAGAGCAGGAACATCTTTTCCTGTTGAAGGACAATTTGTATCGCATCATCCTTGATTACAAGTTCAGGGAGATGTGACAATCAACTAACTGTCTATGGACATAGATATAGATATGGTTTTCATCGTATAATGTATGCATACAGATGAAACACATCATGTCTCTTTCGGTTGAATACATTCGCACTTC